ACCGTCCCACCATGCTAATGTATCTGGGCAAGTGGAAATTATATCTCTAAAACATATGCTATTAGGTCTAATACTTTCCAATGTGAGTATCCTACGTTTGCCCTTGCGTAGTCCTCTTTCGTATTCTTCTGGCCATTGTTCTTCAATGTTCGGTCTGCTCTTTAACTGTGTTAACACATCTGTCAATGCTGGTCCAAGTGGCATTTGTGCAATGCGTTTGTCTACCATTTCGTTTAGTATGTTTCTTGGCAACGCCATTGGTGACATAATAATATCAGGAGAGAAAGTAAAAATTACTTTAGCAAGTACCTCTACATCAAGTTCGTTTGCTAGTTTCTGCATGTTGACTATGTCAAACATTCCTGGCAGTGTAAGTGTGTAATCCAGTCTCATCATACGTTTGTTACGTGCCAATGGTAATAGTATACGGAAGTTATCTACAAATTGTTCATACTTTAATCCAGTGCGTATGTACTCACCAATGGCACCAGTGCCATCTAGGCTTGCACAAATTTGCCAATCTCTTATATTGGGCAGTATATCTTCTGCAAGGCTAATACCTTTGTAACGTATTCTACTTAGGTTTGTGTTGTAGCGAGCATACAACCCCGGACCATCACCTAGTTCAACAATACGTTTCATGTAACGCCAGTGTTGCTCATACATCAGTGGTTCGCCGCCAACCCAGTATATTTCTTCTATGCGATGTTCTTCTACTGCTTCGCTAAACTCTTGCTCAATCTGGGTGTCTTGAAACTTGGTTATTTCTTTTCGTACTTCAGGAACCATCCATGCATTATTAGGATTTTCCAAGTTTGTCATGTTGTGCTTTTTTTGCTCAGTTTCCCAGGCACTACTCAACATATCACCACATGTTCTGCATTTAAAGTTGCATAAATTTGAAAAACGATAATCCCAACTTACAGGCTTCATAGTGGTGTAACCAGTTTCGTCTGTGGTTTTGGCTATTTCATCATACTTGTGATTAAACAAGTGCCAAAAGTAAGTTCTATACACATCTGTGTTCAACAGTTTATCGTTGCATACTTCACATTCACTGAGTGTCTCACCAGCCAGCATACGACGCCTAACACTACGCATATGATCACTGTTCCAGTGTTCTTCCAGTGTGATTGGATTGTATTTTCCTGTGCCTTCTTTTGTATCTATATATTGTGTAAAACTCTGTGCAGGTTCTCTTGACGCACAACACAGTCTACGTTCTGTTTGTGGCGACAGATAAGTGTGTGTCCACGGCGCCATACAAAGATTCTTAGGTTTATCCATTATAGTACTCTGCTATACGATTTTGTAATTCTTGGTCTGCAATATGAAAAGAAGGATGCATTACTTTACTATCTCCATAATCCCATAAACAGTATTTACTACGGTATTGATTGTATTTTTCAAAATAAGATTTAGTTGTGCCAAATTTAGGATGTTCAAAACCTCCCTGATCAAACAAGAAAGGAATACCACTGTCTACTAGACGTTGCAATATACTTTCTATTATGCATTTGTTTCTATATATTTCTAAATCTAATTCAAAAAATTCTACAAAGTATTCTTTTAATAGTTGTACTTGTTCACTAGACAAATTAGCCGGATTATTCTCAAGGTTATGAAAGGTGTAAAAAGTTCCTCTCCAATCCTGTCTTACACAGGTAGTAAAAAGAACGATAATAAACTTTGCGTTAAATTGTATAGCCCTATCAACTTGTTTACTAATGTTTAAATTTGTAGCACAATCTCTTGCAAAATTTATACACTCAAATTGTTTATGCCATGGTATAATTTTGCTTGTGTTATCACTTCCTGCAAAACTGTCACCACATACATAAGTTGTTTTATTACTCACCACGTGCAGTTACTCTCTGGCACCATAAGACTTATATAATTAGGGTCAGCTGCTGAATTTGTATTTTTATATTTTGCTAGTAACTTGAGATCATCAGGATTAATCATTGTTATCAAATCTTTGTTAATTTGTGCGTCTAGTATTTGATCTTGTAGATTTTCTTTGGGCATATTTAGAATAATATTAGGTATTGAAATATTAGCAAATGGACTAAAAAATAGTGTGTTGTCAATGTGCCAGTGTTGATGGTCATTGACAAGATTGTTTAGTATCCAATCAACTACAGTTTTTTTATCTGAGGTATCAATGTCTACACGGTCAAAACATTTGATATTCTTATCTTTAAGATAATACTTGTGGTGATAACAATTTGGATTTTGTTTAATTAACTCCAATACATCAATTTTGTAATGTTGAGCTATTGCTGCTAATGTAGTTGGTCCTCTTAGTAAATATTCATCACCACATCCGCCAGTGGGTAAAACAGTTGGAATCTCGCCCCAGCTATGCATTTGTTTATATCCCCAGTGTGATTTAATTATTCCTTTATTTTTTAGATAGAAGTGTGTATACTTTACGTATTCTGAATCAACAATTTCAAAGTTCTTTGTAAACGATTTAAGATAACTATACAGCGTTAGCGTATCTACACCGCCACTTAGAAAAACTTTTAGAGGACGGGTATTCTTAGTTAAGAAACTTTCAAAAGCATTACACAGTATATTATTTAATTGATCAAGTCCAAAATTATAATCAATTGTTTTATAGGTAGCAGTATATGGTTTAAAGTTTGTTTTGTTAACTGCTAATTGATCGTTGATTTGTAAATATGTGTCTGCCCAAACTGGTGTAAGGTCTTTTTGTAAATTAGTTACACACTTATTTTGATTGTACTGTAGCGGACTGCAACGATTGATACTATGTGTAATAACTGTGAAACTTTCATCACAAACCACTGCAAAAAAGTTTCCTTTGTATTTTGGTGTAGGATCAATTGTAATGTTTTCTAGTAATTCTTGTTGAGATATATCTTCTAACACATATCCTTTAAAAAATATAGTATATCCATTGTGTTTACTTTGTTCCCATCCAAGATCGCAATTAAAAAATGTGCTGTTTGGTAACTGATAATTATTTGGATAATTACTGTCAGTTGAGTTTGATAATTTAAAAAACATTTATATTAATTCCAGTTGTTCTTCTACAACTTCTTTATCTAATACTGTAGAGGTAAACAACTCAGCTCCTTTGTGTACGTTTTCATGCCATTCATTACCTTGATCTTCTCCGTCAGCATCACTGTCACTTATATATTTGTAGCAGTCAAACGGTACACAAAACTTATGACAAACTTTTGCTAATGCGTATGCTTCCATTTCGCATATTTGATAGTTAATATGCGGAACTGAAAAACTATCACCAGTGCCACACACAAACAAACTATCATGTTTGGTCTGTGTAATAATCATTTGTTCTTCGTCACCAGGTGAAACATAAAGCGGAAGTCCAAGTGGTGTGCAATCCATATCACGTTCTATTACTGCACTAACTCCTACCAGTTGTCCTTTTAATGCTTCACTACCGCCAGCAGATCCATAGTTTATTACCTTAGTATAAGTTGTATTATAACACAGTTCTGCAGTAAGAGCAATGGTTGCATTTACTTTTCCTACTCCGGTAACTAATTTTTTATAACCATTAGGTAGTGTCCCAGGAAGTTCCTGTTCCAGTGCTATTACAACTAGTATCATAGTCTCGGCCCTTCATATTCTATTGCGTATGCAAGTTCAGGATGGTGAGTACGTAGGTCTTGTTGTCTACGCCTATCAACATCTGCAACTGTTGTACGTAGTTGCTCTCCATCTAAACTATCGCCGCCGTTGATGAAATCAATTATATTGTCAAATTCTTTTCTATGATATTCTGTAACGTTTGCTTTCTTTAGTTTTTCTATTGCAACTTGTTTTGCACGTTCTGGTAGAGTACCAACACTGTGATGACGTGCTTCGTGTAACATGTTCCAATAAACAAAATTAAAACTACGTTGGTCGATCCAGTTTGCAAGCCCTTCTAAATACATTACATTAAACACATTTACTGTTGAACACACTTGCAATTCCATATTTGTATTTCTATCTCGCATGGCTTCGAAGCGGTCCATGTTAGTGTTTACTTCTTTCCATATAGCATTTGTTCTTTGATATTCAAATCGTTCTTCAACATCATCGATGCTAAATGCTATTTCAACAAGTTTAAAATGTTTCCATATCTCTTCTGCGTGTTCTGGAAACTTAGTTCCGTTAGTATTATAATGTATTTCTACATTATGGGCAATACCTTTTTCAACCATTCTTTGTAGTAGTTGGAAATGCTCTTGTATCATAAACGGTTCACCGCCTGTGAACTCTAAGTAACGTACTTGTTCCATAAGTTTATCTATCTCTGTCCAAAACTTTTGATTACGTCTTGGCCACGCACCGTCTTTGAGCATTTGATAATGAAAGCTGTCTTTACCCTCGAATTTAACTTCTTCTGTTGCAAACGTACTTGAACTCCATGATCCGCATATTCTACACTTTAGATTACAAATGTTTCCTAATTTAAAGTCTATAAACACCAAGGGCTTTGCATCCGCAGTCCATTCTGTGTCTGTTACTATATGTTCAAGTCTATTGAGAGTATGCATACGTTTAGATGTACGTCCGCTACGTTCTTCGTTCCAGCACTTTTTACATGTATCTGGCTTGTCTCCGTCGATAAATTCTTGACGTAACTTTTGCATATACTCACTATTGTGTATTTCATCTAAGTTGGTAGTTAGTAAACTATATTTTTTACCTGTGTTGTCTGTAATTTCATGTTCTGCTAAACAACATGGTCGCACTGTTCCTATTGGTGAAGTTTCTAAACTTACCCAAGGTAGTACACAGAATTTATCATGCGGTAGTTTCATAAATTATCTTTCATCGTAGCATGTGTGCTGATACTGGTTCTATAATTGCCTTTATTGACTCTAACGTAGCATCTGCCATAATAGATTCTGGCAAAGATTTTTTTCCAATAATGGCATCAGCATGACACCATGCAAGCCATAATAAACTGTCAAAATTATTTAAGTGGTCAATGGTATTTGGACACGTAGATTTATAATGGTCTATACTTCTGCGGCAGTATTCTTTATTTGGAGAATATTTAATATCAAATTTATCTAATATACCAAATAGTTGTGTAATAAATTTATCTGGATTTTGCGATAATAAACTATATTCCAAGTCTCCGGGCATATTCCATGTTTGTTGCCATAATGGATCTGTTAGTATATACTTTGCACTATCAGTTAACAAATAAAACTGTCCTGTAAGCGATTTTTCTCCTATTTTTTCTATATGATATCTCACTTTTACAGCATCATTTAAATATTGAGTAAACCAGCATGGTGAGGAAAAATTAATTTTATACTCGGCGTTTATAAAAAGTTGGTCAAAGGTTGGAGTTTTGCCATCAAGTATATTATACCTATGACTAAATTCAAAACTATTTGACAGGGTCTGTCCATCAAATATAACATCAATTCCTGGTAATTCAAACTTGTTATTTTCTAATCTCCATATTAAATTTCCTAGCCAATGACCGCCGGATCCTCGTGGAAAACAGATAACAGGTTTGTTCATTTTAATGCTCCTAGCTCTGGTATAAAGTCTAGTATGTTTTCTTTTCGGATAGCATCTAGTTGATTGGTCTTTTGCCAAAACTTTTCTAATAGATGTGAGTTGTCTGTGCTATCCATATACTGCAATGCACTTTCAAAACCTACTGTTGCTCTGTTTAGTTTGTCCATTGGACGCAACCATTCTAGGTGCTTCTCGTACTTCTCTTTGATTTGTTCTTTGTATGCCTGTGGGGCAATGTCAAGACGGAAGTAGTCAGGATCTTGTAGTATGTTTACATTTAAATCTTGTGGCTTTATTAATCCTTTGCCAACCCATTCTTTGTGAAAGTCAGGCAAGTGCATTGCATTCATAATGCTTAGTGTGGGACTAATGTAAAAGTCAACACGTGGACAGGTCTCCATCATCTTTCGTCTGTTGTCTTCTACTACTTCCCACTCAGTACCTTTGCGTATGTATTCAGCTCTTGGACCCATAGCATCGAGGCTTGCACCAACTGCTACACTGTCAAATTTCTTCCAGTAGTCAAACACCATTCTATCTTTTAGTTTAACTTGTGTGAAGTTTGAATTGTAAATCAAGCGTACATCAAATCTTCCTCTACGCTCTAGTTCTTCTAGTATAACATAGTGTTCGTCCATCATCAATGGTTCACCGCCAGCAAAGTAAATCTGCTCAACGTGATCGAGATGTTCCATCAGTTGTTCCATCATGTCAGTTTTAAATCGACCTGCATAATTTAACACACTGTTGTTTTTTTCCCATTCTGGGCCTGCTAGTTGTACTTGATCTTTATACCAACTGCTACTAAAAATATGTCCACAACTCCTGCAACTTAGATTACACAGATTTGAAAAACGTATGTCCCAATAGGTCATTTCAAAATCTTTGTGTTCACCCTCTTCTGTAGTATTTTGTGTTCTGTGTATGTGATGTCCATGGTGTTTATTTGCACTTTGTCTACCACTAAAGAAACCTGATTCTTCTTGTTCATAACAACGGCCACATGCTTCGTTTTTAGTTTCAGTTAACATGTCTTTACGCAGTTGCTTTTGCTCTGGGCTATTCCAAATTTCTTGCATTGTATTTGTCTTACAATTACCAACTTGTCCTACGCCCATTTCAGCATGACAACAAGGATATGCTTCACCAGTGGGATAAGCATGCAGGTGTATCCAAGGATACATACAGAACGTTTTACTTTTACTTAATAGGTTTCGTTCTCGTTCTTCTAAGCTGTTAAGCGATATCTTTATAGGCTCACTGCTATTGTAATTATAACTCACTATACCACTCTTTCATGCTTGGAAAAGATTTTTCAAAGTTCTTGTTCCGTCTTATATCATATTGCCCATAAAACTTTTTGAAGTCGTTATGTAACTTAGGTATTTCAAATGCTTCGCTATGCGGAGTCTTAACAACATCTAAATAATCAAGTAAACGTTGTGTTTGGTTTATTTCATGTTCGTGTAATAGTTCATTGTCAGAATTTCTATTATACCATTCTTGTAATCTATTTTTGTGTAGTGTACGAATATTATCTGGTAACGCTAGTGCAGATTGAAAGCTAGGAAATCGTAAAATGTTTAATGTAAAACTGGGAAAGTCTCGGCCATACATTGCTTTAAACTTTAGTAAGTAGTCTAAAAATTCTGGAAGTGTTTCTAAACAGAGTGCATTAACGGTACACATATTATGTAAACCTCTTAACTTACCACTGCCTGCTAATTGATGCATATTCCTTGCCCATGTTGGCCATTCTAATCCATCACGTATGTATTCTGCTTGATACACCAGACTTTCATTTGAAGTGTAGATGTCAAGAGGAGCACTGTCAGCTCTGTCTAGTAGTTTAGTAATTTTTTCTGTAGTGCATTGCAAGTTACTGTTAATAGCAATACGAGTTTTACTTGCACCTTTATTATCTTTAAACCAATCTAATAATTTCCATAGGTGTCCGCTCATCATTGGTTCACCACCGGTGATACGTAGTTCTTCAAGTGTGTGATGTAAATCGCTTTCCCACCATTTAAAAAACGCTTCTATATAAGGATTTGTTTCATTGAATTGATACAACTGTGAACTGTCATGCGGATGTGTAAAGTGATTACGACCATCACTTATAAGGTCTTGGTATGCACCATTTTTTTTAATGTCTTTGACCCAAGTTGTACTAAATGCAGGATTACAGTAACTACATGCAAGTTGACAGGTCCTATCAAATGCTATTTCGAGTGTTTTTAAATTTATATCGGCTGCTGGACTACGTACATAAGCTTCTTTTATAGCGTTATCATTATAGATTACACTTTTATATACTCTATCACTGATATTATCTCTGCCAATGTCTTCAACTTTCCAACAGTATTCACAACCCTTCGGACGTTCTCCGCATTGCATCTGTCTACGTTCTTCTTTCTTCTGTGGTGTATTGTGTAATGCTTTTGGATTAGCAATTACATCTTCAACACTTACTTTATGAGGCAGAGGATGATGACAACTGGTAGTCATTCCTGATCCTAGCCAGATAGTTGCATTATACCATTTGGCTCCGCACATGCTTGAACTTAGAGGATCAAGGACACGTTCTTTGTATTGTAAATCACTTTCGTGTTCCTTTTTAGGCAAATAAGTTCTCCATCTTGTGTTTTTGTTCAAGACCAAACTCATTGAACCTTTGTTTATTATAACGCAAATCAGGTAGCATGTCAAGATACATTTTTTCCATATCTTGTGAGTGTAAGAACTTTATTACACTACAAATATTCTTATGAATATCATCTATGTCACATGTTTCTAAATCTATATGCGACCAATACTTATTAAAAGTTTTGAAACCGTTGCTTTGTAAATATTTGTAAACAGAACTTTGTCCATTTATTACAAAAGGACGCAATCCAATTATTGGTTTCCATGTTTTTTCTGTTATAAATGTCCATAAGTGATCTTCAAAATCAGTTTCACTCACAACAGTTAGAAAGTGATTTTTCCAATATTCTAATCGGCCAAGACTGCTGATGTCATGGGGTATTCCAAGATTATTTTTCATTCCCCAATTGCCTTCTTTGTATTCGTTAACTTTTTCGTTTAAGGTTCTATCGTTACCAAGTGTTACGATTCCAAATTTTGATAGGTTAAGGCTATCTAACATTTCTACAAAACTTATCCTATGATCTCTTGGCTTTCTGTTATAGTTTAAAAAAGTATATTTTGCCTGTTCTAATAATAAATCTTTTTCGTTATAATTTGGAAAGAAATCACCTATTATTGTGCTGTGAAAATTGAAATTATATTTTGTATCAAAGTGCCCTAGTAAAAAACTTTGTGATGCTCCACTGTCTGTTATTAACTGTTTGGTTTCTTCTTTGTTATAAAAGCAAGGATCTTCACTTGCAAGTAGAAAGATATTATCTATTGGTTGGTAGTGTATGTACTCTAAAAATTTAGCATACTCATTGTTGTCGGTAAATTGTGGTCCAAACCATGTCATGTTTATGAAAAGGTTATTACTATCTGGAAATTTTGTTAAAATTTGGTTTTTAATAGAATCCATTAACCAAATCTGTGTATTATACCACTGACTTGTTTTAGGAAAAGTTACTCCAATAGTTCTTAACAATATAACATTCTCCTAATACCGTAAGAAATTGGAGTATCACAACTTAATCCTAAGCTGTTTAAACGTTCAACACTGCCAAGCCTGTGTCCTGCACCTTCAGGTTGATCTGTTTGTGTCTCCACTGGTATTGTAATACCATGTACTAATTTATAAACTGTTTCTGCTAGTTTCTTAAACGTTATTGCTTTGCCAGTGGCAATATTTACTGTGATAGAGTCTGTCTTATGTAATAGATGCTCAAATACCTTTAGTGCATCGCTGATGTATACCCAATCTCTTGTTTGTGTGCCACTACCCCATACACTACATTCTCCTTTACGTGCTCGTGCAATTATATCTGGTAATGGATAGTCTATTGATTGTCCTTCTCCGTACACACTAAAAGGTCTTACTACATGTACCGGAATATCAAGTGTTTTTAACATACTTTCAGCAACCACTTTGCTTAACCCATATAAATCAAATGTTTTAGCATTACCAAACTGTTCTTCGTACATATATGTTTCAGGAGACTCTTGTAGATATAACGGATAGGCCGCACAACTACTAGGGTAAATTATTTTCTTACACCATTGCTCGGCCCATTTAAAAGTTATTCGATCAATCTCTATGTTTTGAGTGATAAGCCACTTATTAGTATCTATACCTTTGCGTCCGCCTACATAGGCTGCAAAATGATACAAACAATCAAAATTTTCGTAAGGTAAGTGTTGTCTTACATCTTGTGTAAACGCAGTAACGTCATGACCTTTATGTCTAAGATATTTGACTGTATGTCTACCAAGAAAGCCATCTGCACCTGTAATCAATATTTTCATACAAATAGTTATGATTGTGAGTTGTTTGCCAAATATTTACACTCTTCCCACCAGGTGCTCATCTCGGGAAATGTTCTTAAAAAGTCTGTGCCTCTACGTCTATCATGTTCGTTAAAGAATCTATAGAAGTCTGCTTTGTTACGATTTATGTATTCACTATCTAGTTTTTGTCCGTCACGCATCCAAGCAATGTCTCTATCCAGTCTGGCTACTTCGTAGTCTTTAAATCCTTTAAAACGTGTGGCTTCTGTTTCTAAGTTTTCTTGCATCCACGTTTTGATTACCTCAAGCTCGTGTACATAACTCTCAGGTAGTAGTTGTAAACTCTGCCAAATTGGTGTACGCAGTACAGGAGTGTCAAACCAAACACGTTGGTAGGTGTTACTGTATATTTGTCGCAAACCAAGTATTGCAACAAACAAATTTTGTAAACTTGTGACACTGAGATTGTTCATTGTAATAATGAATGTTAAACTGTTACGCTCGGGTATATCGTTTAGAAATTGATTTACTCTATCCCAAAGCAAGTTAAAGTCTAGTCCGTGACGCATGTATTCTGCTGGCTCAAACATTCCGTCAAGACTTACATACTGCATAAAGTGTTCGAGCTTGTAAGGCTTTTCGCAAAGCATTGTAACATAACCTTTGTAGCGTTGCCAAAGTTTTTCTTCAACGCTGAAGTTTGAAGTTGTACTTAGGTGCAGTTTTGGACTTGGATTCATAAGCACATGATCAAATACACGGTATGTATTCTTATCCATCAATGGCTCGCCACCAGTCATTCTAAAATGTTCAAGCTCAGGGTATAGTGTAGGCCACCATTTCCAAAATGCTTCCACATAAGGATTGTGTTCTCTTGCAGGTATGGGTCGTCGTTCACCTGTGAAGTGACTTGGGTCGTTGTGTGGTGTTGATGTAGGCCAAGCACCTTCACGTTTTGTTTCTTTCATCCAACTGCTACTGTACTGAGGAGAACAATAACTACAACTTAAATTACATGCACTATTAAAGTCTACTTCAACATAACTTGGCGTAACATCCTGATCCCAAGGAGCATTCTTAATTGTTTCGAAATCCTTCATTGCCCAGGGCTCGCCACTGCGATAGTGTCTGTCGCTAAGTTTGTTGTTGTCTTCCATTGCCCAGCAGTAACTACACTCAGGTGGGCGTGTACCTTCTAACATAAGTTTACGTTGTTGCTTTTTATAGTCTGTGTTATGCAATGCACTAGGGTTTAATTTGATCGCATCAGCATCGGCTCTATGAAGTGGCGGATGGTAACAACTGTTGTTCATACCTGTTGTTAGATGCAAACTTAGTTGCTTCCATTTAGCCAAACAAAAACTAGGCGAAACTGTATCTAACTTTTGTTGTGCTCGTTCAGCATCAGTGAGAAAATCACTTTTAAAATTTTCATCTACGCTGTCACCTTTGTTTTGTTTAGTAACTGTCATCTTTAAATATTTCAAAATCTTTACTAGTTAGTTCCATAAAACGTTTTTTATTGTGTTGTAGTATGGGTTGCATCTCATGGTGCATTTCTTGTAACTGTTCTTCTGATTTTTCAGCAATAGCACAAATCACTTTTTTTATTCCAGTACTTTGCCAATTAGCAGGGTCTTCACTATATCCTTCGTCCCACCAACGATCAAATGTTTGAAATCCCATATCTTGTAGTCTATGCAAATACCACTGCGGTCCTTGTACAATAAATGGTGTTTCTAATAGTATTGGCCTCCAGGTCTTCTCTGTTGGAAAGAATGTGTTACCATTATAACAGGTTTCACAAACAATTTCAACCAAAAAATTACAATAGTTTGTTAAAAATTCTTCATTATCATTTTTTAATAATTGTTGTGCTGGGTTTTGATCTGTATATTTTACTGGTTCAATTGTGCTATCAACAATAGGACAGTGTTTTAAAAAACGTGCCGGCACACTTACGTCTAACTGATTAAAATCAGTAATCAGTTCCTCAAGTCCTATATTATTTCTATGATACTCACTTGATGAACTATAGTGATATGTAATACAACTTTTATCTTGAAATTCGTAGTATAGATAACTTGCTAAGTCTAGTCTTGGACCATTGCTACGGCCAATAAAAATACCAAAATGTTTCTTTACATACTTTGTATAGCTGTATGCATACTCTCTAGTATTATTAATCAAATTTAGCGGAGCAGATTTTTTTATTGAAAAAATATTGTGTTTTTGTACCTGATTTGCAGTAACAACCGTTATACGTTTTGTATCATAATGGTATTTGTTTGCTAATTCAGGTACAACTGTGTTGAGCACTGTTTCGCCGATGTCCGGTCCTTCGCCTATGAAATTTAACACAATATTTTTATCATTGATTATTGCGTATGTTATCTGAGAAACAACAGAATTAATATTCCAGATTTGAGTATTGCTTGTAACTACCTTAATCATTTTCTAATTTACTGCCATGTTTGTTTCCAGGAGTCAAAAATTTGTTTTGCATACTGCTTGTGTGCCCGAACACCAATAATTTTGCACACACGAGGGTATTCTGTTTCAAAGTCGTATAAGATGCTTTTTAATTGAATACTCTGCAACTTTTTTTCATTTGCAAATTGGTCTAGTGCGTTACATTCAGTAAATACATCTGCAACGGTAATGTCTGCCATTCCGCCTTTGGTAATTGCCTGCCGACACACCCATTCTTCAACATCTGTACAATCTACATAGTATATTTTTATAAGATCGTCTTTGCCAAATAGTTGCATCTTGTCTTCAATATGCCACAAGTGTAATGGTTCGACAATGTGTTGATTAAATTTAGCAAGTTTTTCCATACCAAACGTTAGCGGAAAATACATGTTGTTTAGTTCATAGTCAACCCATTTTGTAAGTCCGCTTTTGAGTAACTTATTATAGTCTTGGCCTGTATTTTTTAAAACCTGATCATAATGATATCTGTTGTAACGATCTTGTACGTTAAGAAAGTTTGTACCTCCCTGGTACCCGCCAATTGGTACAGTAGTTTCATCTAAACTAAACACCCTTGACATAAAATTTCCACCTGCACCCACAGGAAATAATATTAAACTTACCTGCATTATCTGTTATAAAAACCGCTTACTTGTAATGTGTACTTGTCTCTCATGCCTGCATTGGCACTCAAGTGTAAGTGCTTGCTATCCCATATCCAGCCCTCACCAGCACTCCAGTGTGTTGAATTATGCCATTCGTTCTCTTTTTCATATTGCAGAAACTCACCAATGGCCCAATCTTGCAAGTACATATTTGCTCTTACTTTTAATCTAGTATCATCAGGATGTGCTTTCTTAATTTGAAAGAAAGTATCTCTATGTACTGGAATCATATTACCAGCAGGTTGTAGAATACTGCTTATGGTAACCACTTCTATACCAAGTTGTTTACCTATCTGTTCAAAGTCTATCTGTTCTCTGGTCCACCATAACTGTCTAATCATTGTATTTCCTAAGTCGTAACTGTCAGGAAATCCACCAAAACGTTCGTGTATGTCTTGCAGTTCATGTACTTGATGACTAATACAACTTCCGCTATGTACATTATAGTCAGCACTTGTAAATATATCTAAATCATAATCTAATTTAACTGCTTCGATCATTTTACCATCCTTCTTGTGTTCTAATTATGTCAATCTCTCGAGTCATAATGCTTTTGTTATTCCAGTTACTACAGTAATGATGTTTAAAGAACTTACTTTGTATAGGTGTGTAGATATTCATTGGCAGTCCCAATGAACGAGCAAGGTCATCTGCTTTTAAGTTTATTAACTCGCCGGGCTTCATATGTTTTACATCTTCCCACATAGCATCTAGTTTGGTAAAGTCTTGTACTTCTTTATAATCCCAACTACTCATCATTGTTTTCCATGTACCAAGTCTTGCACCGGCAATGGCCCATAAGCCATGTTCGGTATCACTACCTACATTGTGCCATATAGTCAAGTGATCCAAGTTTCTATTATGTACACTTTCTCTAAAGTCACCGGAGCTTGGCTTTGTACCTCTGTCGAGGCACATTTTTACGCCTTCTCTAAAACCAGCACGGAACGCATGCTTCTCACTGCCATCTGGATATGTTGTTGAGTAACAGTTGTACATTGGCCAGTACAGATCATCAAAGCAAAATTCTACATCAGTGTCATCAGCACCTTCGCTTGCTTCGTGTGTACGCATATTCTGTACAAATGTTTTAGTCCAACTACTGATTCCGCCATTGCCATACATCAGTCCATTGACGTTGTTCCTTGCTCGCCAACGATACACTGCCTGTTCATATTGTTCATCTTTGTATTCAATTGTTTCGTTAAAAAAACTTTCTTGTGGCAAGTTGTCGCCATCGATCAAGATAAAACGTTCTGTATCGCTTGCGTCAGCAGCTGCTTTGTGTGCAGCATCAGATCCATGTACTCCGTCAACACGTTTTGCCCACGGCACCATGTTGCGTATCTTAACCCAAAACTCTTCTTTTTGAGGTTCATCATAACTCAAGTATATACAATCTAAATCAGCAATGTCAATCATTATTTTCTATACTTTCCGTCAAATGGTTTTAAATACGTACCGCCTGCAATCACACATGCTACTTCATACTCGCCAACTTTGTGCAAACTAAAGATACTAAACGTGCTTTTGTTAGGAGCAACATACATCAACAGGTCTGATTCAACCATATTAGGTTTCATAAGTGGTTTAAACTTAAATGTGCCTGATGCAAACTCTTGTTCTCCGTATAAGTTTACTAGTTCGCTTATAAACTTTATACCATCTTCTCTACAAGGAATTGTTATGTTTAATAATAGTTGTGTCTTTTGTGTTGGTCGAGGCTTTGGTGGTTCTTGTGCTTGTACGTTGTATGCAAACAGAATTACAAATAAAGTTGTAACAAATTTTATCATAATAGTTTCCTCTAAAACTATATTTACTCAGCATCGTGGGTTTTTATTTTCCACTTGGTTAAGCTATTACTATCAATAATCATTACATTATTGGTTGCACAGGCTACTCCTTCATTGCTCGGAACTAATTTAGACCAACGTATTGCATTATTTACTGTGGTTAATTTACCATTAATAACCACACTATCGTAACGACTTTCAGCATACTGTTGTTTTGTTATTACAATACAATCACCATCTTGCTCATCTGTTGTATACTGTAAAGGTTTACCTGTTTCTTTATTATAGTACAATCGATATGAATAGTCAACCGGTTTTTTTGGTTTTATTATATCTGCAAACAGTTGATTAAATTCTTTAGGATTTATCATAACACTCTCCTAGTTTCTTGGCTAGATACTTTTGATGATAATGCACAAACCCATGTTGGTTATGTCCGTTGATACGTATTACACCATCAACTATTTCCCATATTAATTCTTTGTTCCAATCAAATGCACTGGTTCCTAATATATCTGGTTTCATGTGTACAATCTGTGGACCTAATCCTGGAGTAACAAATTCATCTGCACACAATGCATAAATCAAATCAGTGCTTGGGTTTTCATTTTGAGCACCTTGTACATTTACTTTAATTTCATCCCAAGACTCAAACAAATGTTTTACAGTACTAAAAAATTCCTTAGCCTCACGACTCATTCTCCAGTAAGTGATTGCATTGTATACATCAGGTAAATTGTTTCTATCAAATACTTTTCTATAACGTCGATTACTTGATGTGGTGTTATGATAGTTTCTACAACCTGTTGATACCCAAACTGGTTTAGTACGATATAAGTTCCACCAGTGCTCAACTGGTCCACTTACTATCATGTCTGCTTCCAACTTTACTGTTTCGTGGAACGGACTAGCATCAAACACTTGCCAATCAGTTGTCCAGCCACCAGTATTACCATAAGGAAACTGTTTTACATAATCAAACAGTGGATTACTATATTCAACATCAGTGAGTAAACAAATTTTTACATCAGGATGCCAGTGTCTCAAGCTCTTTGCAAGTGTTTCTGCACATGCAATATAATCTTCACTACCTACTATGAGGTATCCTTTGTCTGCTTCATACTGCATACAAGTTCTCCAAATAGGTTTTTCCCATAACGTGTAAATCGTGATGTTCTATACATATACGCCTTGTTGTGTGTTCTATCCACCACTTATTATCTAAGAGTTCTACTTTGATGTCTGGATATACGTTAAACAAAGGCCATGGAATATCACACTGTGTTGGAATGGTATTGCCATTGCAAAGCAATAATGAAATGCTTAATGCAAAATCATTGCGAAATTTTCTTGGATCAAACCCAAAGATATTAGAATAATGATAATAGTTTTTTTCTACCATCTTCCATACTGCAAATACATCTTGTGAGAACGTGCTTTTGTCAAATATAACCACAGTGGCCCACCACATTTGTGTATTTTTAGTGCCAAATCTTTCTATGCGTTTTTTCTTCTTAAACACCTCTTGAACTGATTTGTGAGCAAGAAATGGTTGTGAACACTCTAACATAGGTGATAAGTCTGCACTGTTTACCATATAGTCTGTATCAACTAATAATGTTCTATCATATGGTGTGTGATCTATTGCACAGTTTCTTCCAAAGTTATACCACGCTGATGATCCTCCTAGATCAAAATGATATTTTTTGTTTTTATCACTGGGTTTATCTACAATAATCTGTTGATCAAATATATCAGTTTCTAGGTTAACATCTGTTACTAAGCTCACTGGTATATCTAAATACTGTTGTATTCGTTTTGCACATTCTATAGCAAGTTTAGTATACTTAATCTCACTATCAAATGCAAAAAGTAAAGCACCTGTGGTCATCTGTTTTTAGATATTTCGTTGTATTCTGATTGCCATGCGTTCATTTGTTCTTGCCAGCGTTCCATGACTAACTTCTTAAGTTCAGAGGCATCAACACTGATTGGAGTATTATAGTAATCTTCTAATACAATTTTTCCAGGCGAGTCTGACCACATTCCTAAGCCACAAGCATCACATAATAATATTAACTCTGGCCCAGCTTTCCACATACCCCCTTCGTATGCAAAAAGCATTTTGGCCTGATAGGTTTCACGAAGTATAAGCCTTGCCTGTTGGTGATCAAATCTAGTTCTTATTTTTTTACTAAGTTTTTCTGTATCCATATTTTTACTTAGTCACAAAAAAACCCTAGTTAATAAAAACTAGGGTTCTAATAAATTTGTTAATTAATTATTATGATTGGACCCAACTTGGTGAGTTCTGTGTAACAGTTCCCCACGACGCTGTTAAGTGTGTTGTACTTGGCGGACGTATTGTTGATACCTGTGTTAGTGTACCATCAACTAAGTCAGGTGACCCTGGATTAGGTGGAGTGTAATCATCTGATAAATCTGTTTTAAGTGTAAGAACTGTTCCGTTTGATGGAATTGATCCAAATACTTGGATTTCGTTATCGCCATATCCTGAAGGTGGAATCTGATCGTATAACAGTTGTTCTGAAGCAGATATCGGTGTCATTACTCCAGTTCCTGTTAGCAGTGTTCTAGTTGTACCTGATCCACCAATTTTTGTTATACCTGTGTATGCAACACCTGCAATGGTTTTTGATGTTCCAACTCCTGAAATAACAATTGTTCCAGCTGCAGTAAGTGTGTTTGTCCATGAAGTATTCTGTGAACTTCCTGTACCACCTGTTCTTGACCATGACAAACGTATTAATCCGCCTGCATTGAAAAAGTATCTCAACTGGGCTCTACTTGCAAATGTAAATGTTTTTGTAAGCACTGAACTTGTATTCCAACTAGAAGTTGATACTGAACTTACTGATGCATCTGATCCTGAAGCTGCGGCGTTTAATTTTCCGTTGTATGTTGCAGTGACATTTGCACTTAGTGCTGAATAGGCTTCGATGGTAGCACCAGCTGACGGATTTGAAATTGCTGTAATTGATGTTCCTTGGTGACTGGCAAGAGTTGCGTTTCTTGTTAATAATGTTGCCCATTGCGAAGCAGTTATTTCTAATGTTGCCTGAACATTTGGAACTTCAGTTCCTTGTCCGTATCCAAATTCTGCACCGCCTACTCCAATGATAGAGTTAATGTTGGCTACTGATTGATCACCTGTACCGGCAGCATTTCCTGTTGCAAATATATTATAATCGTCATCTAGGATGGTATTTCCTGCTGAGTATGTCATTTCTTTTTAGTTCCTTTGTATTAGTATATATTATACGCTATTGCTTGTGGCGTCCTCAATTTGAGTCGGTCTCCTAAGACCTTAGTGTTCTTCTTTACCACGTCACCTACTCTTACAATAGCTGGTTTATTGTTTCTGCTTGTATTTATAGTAACTATACGATCTTAACAATCGCTTCTATACTGCCAATACCTTCGTCTATTTTGCTTTCTAAAGCTCTTCCAATTACATTAAAAGCTGTTGTTTCATCTAAGTTTCCTGATCTTGCTAAACCATTGCCAGCACTTACAAGTCTGTCACCCTTTGCAATAAAGCCAATTACATTAACTGGCACTCTTCCGCTCATTGCTATTGGTGGATGTGTTAGGTTTGATCCTGCATTACCATTCATCAAATATGCAGGTTGTGTTGATACAACACCAAAAACGTTGTTGCTCAATGCATCTACTGCAAGTGTAATTTCATTTATGCCGCCTAGCTCAACAACTGTTCCTGATGTGTATTCTGCATCTGCGTGAAAACGCTCTGCCATATCAGCATATTCTGCAGTTGTCGCTTTAGCAAAAATTGTATTAAATCCTCCTGTACTTGATCCAATGTTTCCTATTCCGGCACTTCCACCATTTATTATAGCAGTTAAAGCATTTCCAGAATTAATTGTTAAAGTCTTTGGAGCAACTAACCCAGCAGTAGCACCATCAATGGTTAATGCAGTAGTTGTTACGCCACCGTCGTTAACAGTCATTATGATATCACCATCTTGTGTTTGGTTAGCAACATATACGTCTGTACCAGTTACAAAGAGTCTTCCATCACTGTCTCCACCAACATACAACCCAGTATCACTTAATACACTTATACTTGTGTTGTTGCTTGTGGCTGCATCGGATCTCATAAATGATGTTGAATTTAATGTGTCTAATGTGTCTGCATTTGTTGCCGTTCCATTGAATACTGCGTTTGTA